CAGGTTGGATGCAAGCTGACCAATGGCCGTTGCGTTTCCTCTGATAGCCTCCATCACCAAATTGGAGTTCTGGTTGTCGGAGAGTTGACTACGGATTGCCGCAAGTTGGTTCTGCATCTCGATGTTCTGTGCGCCTTGACCTCCGTTTTCTCCCCATCCTCCATTGAACTGTCGGAACAACATCATAAACATGATATAAGCGAACGGGTTATTGAACCAATTGTTTCCCATGCCTCCGTTCATCATCGCTGCCATTTCAGCCGGATTACATTCGTTGCCTCTGTTAAGGAGTGCCGCCATAGCGAGTGAATTGTCCTGCGAAGGGTGATTGTAACAATACACCTTCTCCGTCATTTTCTCATCTGCCATAATTTAAAAGATAAAATGTTTCTCCCATTATCGGGATTGCCACAAACATCTCTAATCATCCGTTGCTTTAGAAACAATCCTTTGACAGATAATGGCAAATTCTTTGCGAATCTGCTCACTTCTTACCCGAAAGTACCAACTGTTCATCTTTCTGTTTTCAAAGCCTTGGCGGAGCTTATTTGCGCTCTGTCGCGATATTCCCATAAGACGGGAGATTTCCCTGTCGCTGAATCCCTTCTCCGAGAGAAGGGTAGCCATGATGCACCTTGCCGAGGTCGCTTCCTCGGAGAGTGAATCACATTCACAAAAGTGATTTAGAATCAATTTCTTTAGTTCTGAGTGGATTTCTTGAAACATATTGCCTCCTTTCTTTGTTGGTTAATCGGAGGACTTGAAAAGGGAGCACCTCTGTGCCCCCTCACCATGAAAAACATCTGAAACATTATGCGGAGGTGGTGCTTCTGCTTAGCCACCTCCATATTATGTAAACCAAAAAACATAACACTACAAAGATAAGGATAGGAAAGCAAAAAACACACATTCTTTGGTATAGAGATAGTTTCTTTTCGACTTCTACTTTTTCTATCTTGGTACTTTCCGTTTCTCTTTCCGTAATTACAGTTTTTGGCACTTCAATCTGAATCGGGTTCTGAGGGAATACGAACAGTGAATGATGTAGCATTCCACCACTGTACACCGCCCATGAGCCACCGTACCCGTTAGACAGATAACTCGCTGTGTCGCGCGTTACGATTGAATCCCTGTAAGGAGTGAGCTGATAGTCGATGATGGTGTCCGTTACCGTCACCCTCTCGGTTACCTTCGTCTCAACGGGAATATACTTTGTCTTGCATCCGATTAGAAGCAATGACAGCAGAATCAATCCTTTTCCGCCCATCTTGCTGCCTCCCATTCTCTTCTGCGTACAAGCCCAGGCAGTATCTTTCCGCCTGCGTACACCCATCTCTTGAACTCTCTTTGTATAATGACATCAGACTCCTTTGCGCGGATCTTCTTTAGAAGTGTTGATGCCGAGAGTTTTCCGAATCCGAGATTGTATGAGAAATCAACAAGTGCATCGAATTGCCCCTGTGTTAGGTCAAGGCCAAGCCCCTCAACCGACTTTTCAAACGGAAGAAGGTCACCTTTAAGCAGCAACTCTGCCTGCGCGACGGTGATTGTCTGACCCTCCTTCACTCCTTTCGTGTGTCCGTACCCGATTGTCCACACACCGGTGTAATCTTGATAGGAGTCGAGCCTTAGGCCTTCAAACTCCTTGATTTTTGAAATCAGCGTCTCACTTGCTCTCATCCGTTTGCAGATAATCGGCCACCGCCTTGGCAATTTCCTCGGGGTTGGCTGAGTGTTTGACAATCTCCGCTGCCAGCTTTGCGATGTCAGCGGTCTCTTTCTTGGCTTTTTCTCCGCTCTTCTCCAGGATGCTCTTTATCTCGATGAGCGAGATACACAGTGCACCAATAAGTGTCATCAGCGGAAATTCGGGTAGCTTGAACGTGTAGAAGTTGTCAAGATACCATACTCCGAAGATTTGCATCAAGTCCATGATGCTTAGTGCAAGCAGGGCATTGTAATACTTGGCCGCCTTGTCGATTGACCGTTTGTAGCCCGCCGATGTCAGCTTTTCGCCTCTCTCTTTTGCTTTCCTTGTTCCGCTCCATAAATCGGCAAGAATCATCAGAAAGACCTCGATGTAGATGAAGAAGAACATCCACCCGATAACGAACAATTCTCTGTACTTTTCCATAAAATGTAACCTTTTTACCTCCGCCACAACATGTGGCTATACAAAATTAGCAATTCTTGGATAAAATTTGCCCTAAATACATGGTTTAGAAAAATTTATAAGTACATGGGTAGTTTTTAAACTTTAAATGATTAAACGGGAGCTGTTTTGTAAACGATTGTTTATCTTTGTGTTGAATAGATTTCTTTTGAATTATGGATTTTCGGCAGCGGTCAGAGATGATAGCTGCCGTTTTCATCTAACTAAACTACCAATTTATGCTACTCAACAAAATTCGTTACCGCCTTGTGTTCATGCGAAGCGGGAGGCTCAACGTAAACGGAACATCATTAATACAAATCGAGGCTCTAAAGAATCGCAGAAAACGATACTTCTCAACAAATACATACGTCGCTCCATCGCAATGGGATAAGAAGAAACGCATGGTGATAAACCATCCCAATGCCTTGCGACTGAACGCTTACCTTTATGGGCTGCTCAACAAGGTAGAGGCAGAAGAACTTCTGTTTTGGAAGTTAGGGAAAGATTGCACGCTTGAAATGCTAAAGCAGTCGGTAAGGAGCGGAGGTGAGGCAACGGAGAACTTCTGCGCCTTTGCAAGACGTACAATCGAAAATTCAAACAGAAAGAAGGCCACCGTAGAGAATCTGATGTCTACCGTAAGACTACTGGAGAAGTTTCAGAAAGGTGCAACCTTCGAGGATATTACTCCAAGCTTCCTTTCCCGACTTGAAAAATGGCTTGCCAGGAACTTGCAAGAAGCCACCGTCCATAAGCATCTACGAGCCGTTAGGACAATCATCAATGAAGGAATAAAGCAAGGCTATTTGAGTCGCAGCAATTACCCGTTTGAAAATTACAAGCTACGCAGACCCAAGCCAGCACATAAGAATCTGACAAAGGAAGAAGTGGGTAAACTAGAAGCAGCCAAACTAAAAGGGAAGGAGGAAAGAGTGTGCGATGCGTTTCTCTTTTGCTGTTATACAGGACTACGTTTTTCTGACTTTGTTGCACTAAGAGTAGAACAGATAGAATCTATCAATAATGCACCATGGCTATCGTTTACATCGAAAAAGACCGGTATTTTTACTCGTGTTCCGCTAAGGCTTTTTGGTGGGAAAGCGGTTGGTTTGATAGATAAATGGGGTATGGTGAGATTGACAAAAATCGGCAGTAATTACGAGGTGAACAAGGTATTGAAAAACGTGTGCCAAAAGTGCGGAATACGCAATGTGACCTTTCATGTCGCCCGTCATACGTGCGCATCGTTACTTCTTGAAGAAGGTGTGCCGATTAATGTAATTCAGAAAATTCTCGGCCATACTGATGTTAGGACGACACAAATCTATGCTGATACGTCATTGGAGGTGATTGAGAGGTGGGTGTAGTGGTCGGAGGACTGAATGATGTGTTTATCATGTATAACAGAAAATCAGATAATGCCGCTGTCGCAGCATCATTAACTCAGTGGACTAGTTTACAAGACGCAGGTCAGATAGCAAACGGAGTAATGCTCGTTAATAATAGCACTTACTATGTCATAGCACCGACAGAAACAACACTTACATGGTCTAGTGCGAACGTAACAGGCGGCGGAACTAACGTTTCCGAGAAAATAGACGCAGTTAAAGATATGGATGGTCGGAGCAACACTACGGCACAACTGACCCATGCAGAATGTTCCGATACTGCCTATGCTATCGGCTACTGTAATTCCTATACCCGTACAAATGCGAATGGGAAAGGCCTTAGAGAAGGGACTTGGTTCCTCCCCTCACTTGGTGAGTTACTGCTAATATTCTTCAATAAGAGAAAAATCAATTATGCACTTTCGCTTATCGAAGGTTCAACCCAACTTTCCGAGGGCTGGTATTGGACTTCGACGGAAAGAAGTAGTAACTACGCATGGCATTTACTCATGTCGGAAGGATATTTCAATATGTACGGAGTAAAAACTACTGACAAAAAGCTAGTAAGACCAATTTCTACCTTTACTGCCTAATAGAATGTTACAGGGCGAACAACTCCCGTATTGCTGTACTTAATAAAGCTTACCGATTGTGTGGATAGATTCATATTTACTCGCCACACGAATGTTGTATCAACCTCGGTGGAGCTTATAAAGTAACCAGTGCCAAGCTGTTCTGCACCGCTGATGAGAGATAGCGCATAGTTAATCTTCGCTTTGTTGTCGGCTATAAACATTAGTTCGCCCAGCGACGGAAGCCACCAAGAATGTGCACCAATATTATTGGATGAGTAGTTATAGCAAAAGCCTGGAGCATAGTCTGATGATGAACATTCTTCATGGGAGACTTGTGAAGCGGTGTTACTCTTCCCGTTCCAATCATAAAAGGCTGTCTGCCCATCCGATGTTTTGGTACCTCCACCGCTTACCGCTGCGCTCGACCATTTAAGGGTTGTTTGAGTAAGTGAAACGATGAGTTTTTTACTCCCTTGATGAATGCCCACTCCTTCAGCAATATTCCCTGCTTTTTGGAGTGAAGGCCACTCTTTTAATGAACAAGCCGAAATGTCTTGATACTGTGTCCTATAATAAACTACGTAAATATCATCAAGTCCTCCGACAATGATAGAAGTCGGAGGACTTATCCTAAGTGGAGGAAAGTTCAAGATAGCAACTTCGACAGCAAATGTCATACTCGGTATGTTGCAAGTATTTTTCTTGATTTTAGACAAGGATAATAAAGGAAGTTACTATCTAGGAGTGGCACAGCGAAGTTCAACTACTGCTGATTTTTCATGGGCTAGCTTGACATCGAAAACAATAGCCATTAATTTTATAAATGCGTATGACACACCAGTAGTTATCAATTGCGACTCCCCGCTGATTATGACTATCCAGTTGGCTTAGGCGATGAAAGCTGAAACGGGACGAACGGAACATAAACCATTCACTTTAGTTGAGCCTCTTGTGATGTAGCAAGTGTTGAAAAGGATATACCATGCGTTTGCGTTTGAAGCTTCAGTACTGCTCCAATAATCATTCCCGCTTACCTGCTTTGCACCGCTGACAAGGCTTAATGCGTAATTTATCTCTGCTCTGTGAGCGAAGATAAACATTAACTCACCGATTGAGGGAAGCCACCATTTACCAGCGGCAAGACCACCGTTTGAGTACGTGTTACAAAACCCCGGAGCATAGCTTTCATCCGAGCACTCAGCATGAGTTACTTGGGAGGCAGTGTTAGCTTGGCCGCTCCAATCATTAATAGCAGTAAGCCTGTCAGTTGTAGTAGTTCCACCGCCACTCACTGATGCGCTTGCCCATTTACAAGCGGATTCCGTAGGGGCAATGATGAGATGTTTGTCGCCATCTACGACTAACACTCCATCCGCCACTTCGCCACTTGTTTGAAGCGAAGGCCAAGAGGCTAGTGTTGATGCAAGCGGATAACTATCTTTTTTACGATGATACATGATAAATACATCATTTAGTCCTCCGACAACTGATGCAAGATCCGCCTTTGAAATCTTCACCTGCTCACCCGATGATGTCTGTCCTATCACATAGTCTACATCGCTGACCGCGCTGCCATTGAGTACTTCCTTCTTGAAGTTGGTAGCCGTAATACCTGTGATGCCACCGTTGGCATCGAAAAGCGGAATACTCGCTCCGCTGTCCAGTGTTGTTACCTTCGTTACCTCTGAAAATTTTTCTGTTTCTGCCATATTGCTTTAATTTTAAATTGTTTTTTTCTATGCCTTGGTAGCCTTAAGATAACCCGTCGTTGAGTCGAGCGTTATCTTGTACCAAGCATTTGTAAAGTATATCTGTAATTCTCCGTCCGTAAGCCTAAACCCCGTATTGCCCGCAACACACTCGCAGTACATCTTGTCATCATTGACAAGTGCAAGGAAGTGTTGTAAGCCCGATGTGCCGA